ATGGTGCCGTAGCATCAACTAATATTTAGTTCATCTACAGCAGAAAAATATATGTTTTTTAATATCCCATAGCTATGGAAAATCGGCAGCATGAATCTGGCAGATTCGTCTAGCCCAGTTATCACTGGTACTTGTTCAAAATCTTCGTATAATTGATCTTCAGTGAATATATTTTGTTCGCTGGTAAATTTAAATACCCAGACTTTTTGCATAGTCTGATAAAATTCTCCAAATATTTTATTAGCTCCTTCAAAATTATTCACTATTTCAGGTCCTCCTAAAATTATTGGTTGAGTTTTTAATCCCAATACCTGTAATACTGTTTCCCAGTTACGTTGTTGATCTCGTTCGGGGCTATCGCCTTTGGTAACATCTGTGGGGGTTATATCTATTAGAGTAGCGCATATAAACGTTTTCATAAAAATATTTATAGCCAACAAAAAAGGCACTATAAAAGTGCCTTTTTGTTTTAACTTACGCTAAAATTATTGAGCTAGACGTAGTCCAGGCTGTGTAACTACAATACCTGTTGTATTGTAACCGCTGCTGGTAGCTGCGACGATGTTAGCTTGTAGGTCTGTTGCATTCCAAGCTGATTCTTCAACAAGAACGCTTAGAAGACCGTTTGTAACTGCACCGTTGTTTGCTGTACCAACTTGGTAAGCTAGCAATGTAGCATTCAATCCAATAGTGCGTAGGATTGTTTCAACGCCTTCGCCTGTACCAAATTGTGTGGTCATAGAAACGTTGGAGTTAATAGCAAAAGCCTGAACTGGCTTGCCGATACCTGTGCTGATCAATACGTTTGCACTTGATGCTTCTGTGCTTAGAGCAATGTTACCAACGCTGACTACGTTTTGTGCATTACCATTTGTACGTGTAAAAACTGCCATTTTATTTTTCCTTTAAAAATTCTGCGAATTAACGCATGTAAATATTTATGCCTTTTTGATTTTTTTATTTGATGTTAGCTTTTTTTCCAGGCTTTTGTTGCTGAAAAATTCTGTTTGCTAAATTCTAATCTATCAACTAGTTTTACTGCTCCGCCGTCATGACCTATAGCAACAAACCCTTCAGGTGCAGTTACTTTATAGCCATCGTCAGTTTTAATAAAAGTACCAATGCTTTCGACTTTTTGTATTTTTGCAAGTATCATTAATTTAAGTTCGATTATTCTTTTATAAATTGCAAGAATTCCCAATAAAGTATTACTATTATCTTCTATGAATTTTTCATTTTGCTCTATTTTGGCGACTCTTGCTTTGGCAGCAGCACTCTCCGGGCCACCACGTAATTTAGCTATTTCAGTTTCTTGTTTGCCTTTGTAATAAGCTAGAAATCTATTTAAAAAAGCTATAGGCTCTCCTACTTGTTCGCCGGCTCTGACCATGTTATTAATAAAAGGTTTAATGTAATTTGCAAATTCAGGATTGCCTAAAATAATGTCAAACTTGTTTGCATTAATTTTTTTAAGTGTAATAGCTGCTTGACCGATAGTCCTGGAAATTTGACTATTCTCTGCTGGAGTTAAGCTGGCTATGCCTGTATAGTCTTTGTATGTAGCATCATCAAACCAAACGTCATTTGTTCGATTCAATCCGGTTACTTCTGCGCCAAATCTAGCAGACATTTCAGGCAAGCTCGCACCTTCGTATGCTGTGTGAAAAATTATACCCAATTTAGATCTTGCGATTCGGCTACCCAACTCACTGGCCACAGGGACTGCGTATGTTATAGTATTCGGTGTAAAAAAATAAACTTCTTCATTGTCAATAACACCAGTTTGAAGATCACCAGGAGTAAACATTAAGTCCCCCTGTAGTACATTACCAATCCCTAGTTTTGGAAGATATTTCAATGCCACTGATAATTTAGCGGCCAAGCCTTCTTGTTCTCCGTAAAATTTTGTAATGTCTTTTTGTGTTTTACAAGCTTTAGAATCTTTACTAAAAACACTTTTTGTACCTACAAAAAATTTGCCATCCACGGGATCTATACCACAGATAATTGCAGGCGCGCCGTCCCATTTAACAGTGACTTTGGTAGCGGTGCCTTTTCCGTCAGCAAACATTTGACGAAGACTTTCCATATAGCTTAAAGCACGTTGAGCCCCCATGTATCCTTCATTGAATACAAGATCTTCAATGTGCTCCAGATGTAAGTTCTTGCCTTCGGCGCCTTCTAGTATTAGCCACCTTGGCGGTGTTTGGCGGATTTCAAATAGTTTCATAATTTGCTCAGTTGTTTATTTAAAAATTGTGTCATTTCAGGGCTTGCTTCTTTATTACTTCCAAAGTATACCCATCTGTCATTTGAGGTAAGAGCAAAGTCTGTATTTTTATATCGTAAAATTAATGGGTCTGCAGAATTGACTACACTAACTCCCTGCGTCAATGCAGGGCCTTGCTGTGCTTGCTGTGCTTGTTGTGCTTGTTGAATTTCTTGAGACGATTGATTTTGTGCTACCCACAATACTGCATTAGATCTAATTTTTGTTAACTCTCTAAAATAGTTTAACACAGTTTTATTATCAATTTTGCCAGGCAAAGGTTCAAATTGAATAGTTTGAGCAATGTATGCTTTTATAGCATCTTCTTCGCCGCCTGCAAAAAATTGTAATCCAAAATCACGTAAAGAATTTCTCACCGTTTGCGGATTAAATGTTCTAGGGTCATTTATATCAATGCCTTGTTCGCCCATTTGGGATTCAAAATTTGCCAAAGCTTGTTGGGGTAATTCTCGATTTATGTTAGCTAAATTTTGGGTAGTTTGTTTTAATTTACGTTGTACTCGCTGCTTTACAGTACCAACATCACCCGATCCACCTGCAAGCAAATCTAGCCCCTGGACTGCTTTAGTTGCGGCGCCTCCTGCTATTTGGCCTAGTCCGCGACCCACATTCTTAATACCTTGCCATACTCCGGCTTCAGTGATAACTTCATTTACTTTCATTTGAAATCCTTTTAACGCCGCGGCTAAATTTAGCTGTGTCCTGCGACCTAATGCTGTTAATTAATCTGCGTTCTAACTCTTCAGACTGTTCTTTATCGTAATTTTCACGAATAAAGTTAATAAGATTGATGGCGCCAGTGATAACATGATTGGCACGACTTTCCACAAGATTTTCTTTATCTTTGTGTAATCGTAAGGAATCTAGTTCTTCTAATAAACTACGAGTTTTTTTCTGCAAAATTCTGGCTCCAGATTAAGTATATTTATTAAAGATACCTAGAATAAAACTGTGCCACTTCAGGGAAATCAACTTGCCAGTTTTTGTTTCGTAACGAATCGAATAGTTTTAAATTCTCTAGCATGTTTTTAATATTTTCTGGATTTTCCTTCCAATTTTTCCGTAAAATATTTTTTATTGGAGTATGTGCTATTGCATCTACGTATTCTTGTGTAACGTTGTTGACATCTAAGTGTTTATGTATGGCCAATTGCATGGAATAGTCAACAGAGTCCCCGAGCCTATTTGTTTTAAAATTTTCATTTAACCAATTTGGTACATCTAAATAATAATACATATTTAGACAACTAACAACTTCTTGGACCGAAAACATAACGTTGACTGGCAATTCTTCTCGCAATCTCATAATGTTATCTGTCACTTGATTCCAACTAGCTGGCCATCTAAGATATTCAAATCTATTATGTGTTGAATCTAAGCTAATAAAAAATTTTACCAATCTAAATTTTTCAATAATATTAAAATGTTTTTTATCAATTGACTGAGTTCCATTTGTTTGAAATGCAATATCTATTTTATTTGCACAATCGGGGACAAGATTTGCTATAAAATCAGCAGTGTCCCAATATGTATTACCCAATAAAGTTTCCCCGCCACAAAATTGTACTAATTCTAAATTACTTAAATCCAACGATTTTAAAGTTTTAAAAATATCATCTATGGTTGTTTTATTAGAATAGTTGGATAAAAGTAGTTTGTGTTCTTTAAGATGTTTTTGCCACAATGTGCTAGAACCTGGCCCGCAAGTCACACATGCTAAGTTACAACTACGATCGAATAATAAATCTATTCGTTGTGGGCCTGATAAATTTTTCTTTATGCCAAATTTATCAATCATTCCTTGTCTAAAACTTCGCAGGCCTGCATTTTCTAATCTTTCACATTCCCAGCAATCTTTATTCCACACATTTTGATTATTTTGATCTCTGATTTCGATCAATTTTTCGTTATTCCAAATATTTGTTATATTTGAAGGTACGGTTAAATTTACTGTGCTCAAACAACATTGATTAAAAGACAGTTGGTCGTTTTGTTTTAAATTTATATTCAGCCCCCCGTGAATCATTGGACAGTATAAATCACTCATTGGTCTACTTTCTTCAATCCTGCCAACATTTGTTTAAGTTTGGCGCTTTGTACTTCGCCGTCTCCGCCACTCATGGGCTTTTCCCATGCAGGAGTTCCTTGGGCTCTTTCGAACTTCCGTGGAGCACCTTCATCGTCACTACTAGTAGATCTGGTTTTAATACTGCTCATAATACTGCCAACTTGGGGTTTTAGTGTGCCCGGAGTACCCTGTGCCTCCTCGCCCGGATCTGTAATACGCAGAGTGTCGACGTCATAGTCTAAATCTACTTTCATGCCCACACCACTACTGCTACGAGTTTTCATCAATTGTATCTGATAGCGGCCACGCTCACGCATAGCTCTGGATGTAAAGATTCCAAATACATTGTCTGCTGTATTAATCTTACTAATACCGCCACTGATATGACTGTGATCAAATTCAATCTCCTCAACTGCACTTCTATTTAACTGACTGGCAGTGATCATTAATACACTGAATTCTTTGGCTAAATTTCGTAACTCTTCCGAAACATACTTGTCCTTGACAAACAAATCGTTGGGACTGACTTTGGCACTGACCGGCATAACGAGATCCAAATAGTCTACCATAATAAAATCTGTTTTACGGCCAGTCTGTACTTCTAATTCTTTGAGATATGCACGAATCTGATTCACGTTGCTCTGCGCTGGCATGTATTTGATACGCAGGCTGCCAGACTTTTTGCCCAGCATACCGATCTTTAACTCCACAGTATCTATTTCTTTAAAAATCTCTCGGGTGCTGACATTTGCTGCCATGCTGTCAATACGCATGGCACATAATTCTTCACTAAGTTCTAACGTTAAAAACACGCCGTTTAATCCAGCTACGACCCAGTTCAATGCAATGTTTTGCATAAACAAGCTTTTACCCGAACCCGATCCTCCGGCAAAAATATTAAGCTCTCCCCGATTCATACCACCAAACAATCTCTTGTCCATGGTGGGCCAACCTGTGCTAATTTGTCCGTTGTTGCTTTTAATTTTCATTAATCGAGCACGGGGATCTGCAAAATACTCTGTGCCCATGTCTTTGGTCAAACTGATCTGTACAGCATCTTTGATAATCTTTTCAATGAGGTCAAAGTCTCCTTTTTCAATCATGTCTGCGGCTTTGAGCACTGCACGTTCTAGTTCATATTTTTTAGTAAATCCTTCAAATTCAACCATGAACCAATCATAATGATTTTCTCCGAGATCTGGAATTGGTTTTAGGTCTGTGCCTGCCACTGCTTTGATCTGTTCAGGAGTGGGCATGATCTTATGCGTGTCCACATGTTCTTTAATAAAACGTGCGGCGTCACGGAGACTTCTATCAAAGTTCTCTGGATTATAAATGTTTTGAACTCTGACATAACTTTCAGGATTCTGTTGCATCATTTCTAAAAATAATTTTTGGAGATCAACACTATAGTCTTTGGTCATATTTTATTAGCTAACAATTTAATTTTTAATGAATTGGATTCTTTGGCATCTAGAATAGATTTCATAACAAACAGTTTTCCATACAATTGAACTGCATGATTAATATCTTTTGCAGTGTCTTTCCACACAGGGTAACTCACTGACCACCCATACTCTATTGCACGATTAATAGTTTGTTGTCCGGGCCAAACTTCCTTGCCTTGTTTGTTGACATGTTTGTCGAAGTCTGGAACTACGATTACTTCTCGACCCAAAGATTCTATCAACTCTGCCTGCTGTTCACTGATGTCATTGGTCTGTGTGCTTACTCCATCTACACTCATGGCATCAAAAGGACCTTCGCAGACAATGACAAATTTACTGTCCGGGTTTTGTTCATCTAAATTAAAAACAAAATGGGCAGGATGATCACTGTGATATTTGGGTTTAACATCGTCATTTGATGCTCTTGCCGTATAGCCTACTACTTCACCTTTGTATTTAAAAGGAATAATAACACGATGTGATAATTTATATTCTACTTCGGGAGTCCAATAAAATTCATA